GTAGCCATTCTTTTACCACTGAACAACCTCCATAAGAAGGGTCACTACTTAACTTTTTATTACTATAACAGCGGTCAATCATACAACGCCATTTCAAGTAATATGGACAAATCCATTCAAGTTTTTGGGTTCCCTTCCCCCTCCCTTTCGCTACACGTACTTTCTTTTGTACTACATAGCTAACATCAACCACTCCTACGCCACAAACTAATCTTGTTTTCATAATTAAACTACCTTGTTAACCAACGTCCTTGTTAGTTTGCGATACGACCTTTAGAATGGGTCGCTTGAGTCGTCAACGTCAGTAATGACACCAGTAGCTTTCTTGCCTGAGCCTTGCGTTGGCTTAGCTTCAGGAGTAGAAGCGCTTGTAGAGCTTCCTGTTGCGTCTGTTTGCTTGTTTACAACCTTAGCCGCTGGTGCCTCTGCCACAGAAGTTACACCGAATGCACCACCAACAACAGCACCAGATTTATACTCAATCAAGTCTTCAATCAAAATAGAATCTAACTGACTAAATGTTCCGAAGTCATTACTACGCACTGTGTAAGCTGCTTTACCTTTACTACCATTAGCGGGCAATGTATCGAACGTAATGTCTTTAGGCTCACCATCTGTTGCCAAGAACACACGAGGACGGTAACGCTGATCAAGCTCTTTACCATTCTTAATATGTGGCTTCTTCAGCTTCAGAACATACTGCTCATCTTGGTCTGGGAATGGAAGCTCCATCTTAAACTTATCAGTGAACTCATCGTTCTCTACAACCTTGGCTTTCTGTTTAGGGAAAGCTTTATTCCACTCTTTAGCCTGAGCCTTAGATACTACACAATCAACTGTGAACTCAGAATCAGTGGACTGATACTTATTCACCGGAGATTGGATTTTTACATAAGCGAAAACTACGTTATCAATAATTGTATTAGACATATTTACCTCGATATATTATTTACATTTTCCTACATTGTAGGGATTTCTTGTTTACTTAGGTTTGTTCAGCTCTCGCAGAACATAAGGTGCTTAATTGCTACTGTTGAAACGACTCAGCAGAGCGTAAATCTTACTACGACCACTGATTGTCTTCTCAATATTCTTCCGTTTCTTCTGATAATCTGGAGAATTCGCAAAACGATTGTTACTCAAATCATCATAGAAATTCTCAATGAAAATCAATTGCTGTGTCAATTCAAATTGTTGTAGATCTTGCATTGTTTTCTCCTTAATTATAACCAACCCAGCACACCACCAAGAGGTGCTACGAAAATACCAACCACTCGCAACACTTCTAACGTTGTCCATTGAGCTAATTCTGGACCACCTACAAGAGCTACGATATTCATCACCCAACCGATTACTAAGCCGATTACCACAGCGAAGTAAGTTAACGCTAGACCAACAGGCCAATTCTGTGTATTACGCATTTCATTTCTCCTTTGTTAAAACGTGCAGCAATTATAGCACGTTATTCTGTTGTGTCAACATCTTCTTGTGAAGAATTTTCATCAGCAAAATTGATGAGTTTCCAAGCACGTTCAACGTAATAATCATAATCAACATCCCAGACAAAATCATTGATGTCGTTTACAACCTTACACTTCCAACCAGCCTCAATGAAGAATCTACGGTCTTCACAAGGAGTATTCACTGTATGACTGAAAGTATATCCTTTCTTTTCATACTTTGCAATATCTACAGCAGAAGAAATTGTAACTTCTTCCATTGTCAGATGATTCACCCACACTTGTTCTTCCTTGAACTCAGCTAATGGTGGCATCACCTTAACCAAATCACCACCTGACTTAGACACGTAGTAACGACAAATGTTTTGTGTCTGATGGTCAACACCTTCTTCATCTACGATTACGAGTTTACTACTACGTGGTACCTTCGTACGACTACAAAAGTCAAACTTATTATCGTGTGTTCGGATGTAGTCTTCCGGTAAAATACCATCAACCAAATACTTCTCTGCCATGATCTTAACAATCAGCGCTGAGTGATTTTTATGATTAGGTAAATCCTTCCATTCGTAACGACCTTTCTGTTTCAAACTACCGTCCAATTTAACAGCGGTATAGCTGTTTACATCAGCTACAACAACCTTACTGTAATCACAGCGCTCGAACAGTAACTTGGTGATAGCTTCAAACTCTTTAATCTTTTGAGTGAAAAGTTCCTCATCTTTCCGCTTACAACGGAATGTGATACCATCAGTATTCACAGCGATAATCTGCATATTAGGAATACTCAGCAATCGCTCCACCATCATATAGATACACAGTTGACCATTGACTGTGATAGTCATCGTAAACTTCGGGTCGTAAAACGGATGATACTCACTGTTAGAATTTCCGTACGATCCATTCAAAGCGAGCTTAATCATCGCGTTCTCAGCAGATTTCTTGTCAAATGTCTTACGTAGCTCGAACAATTGCTGGTATATGTCACAAAACTCAACACCTAAATGTTCTGGATAAACTTTGTTCTGGATTGAGATCGACGGGTACATGCTCTGGATATCAATGTCCACAATCATATATTCGTCATCAGCTACAACAACTTGCTTCTCTAATGAAGCGTGAGCACCACCAGTTCCTGATACATAACATAACCCATCAATCACCACATTCAGAGCATCAGCAATCCGATAGTTGAACCAATACGCTTTCTTGAATCCACCACCATCTTTCTTAGGTAATTTAGCTTTCAGTTCAACTTCTTCCACCCAACCCAAAGGGTATTGTTTTAACATCTCATCAATTTCTTTCTGAGTTGGTTTGTTCTTGAACTTGATACGCTTGGTTGTCATCAAAGCATATTTAGCCACATCACCAAGTTCATGTTCGGGAATATCTGAGAACACTCCTTTGGTTTCTGTAATACGTTGGCGCTTCAACCATTCAAGAATAGCGTTAAACTCAGGTCGCTCAAACTTAATATAAGGGAAAATACAATCCACTAAATCAATGTATGTTCGCTTTGTTTTACGTGGCTTACCTTGACTATCATAGCAGTTGATACCAGCTTTTTCCAACTCCATAATGAAGAACTCACTACCAATCTTCGTGTCGTTCCAATTCAGAGCATTGAATCCATACTTCTTCTGTAAATCTAAACGGAATTCAATCTGAGCTTTACAGTTCTCAAAGAACTTCACTGTCTCCTTAACGTCATGGCAGTTGTACTTACACAACTCATCCATTTCAGTGTGAGTCAAGTGCTTCCCAACAGGGAAAGGTAAATCTTCAATGTTGTTTGAGCGTGAATTAAACTCAATCATCTTCAAAGATGTAGCCTTTGCCTTGTTGTCGAAGTGGTTCATTTTAAACAAATCGAGCTGTTGTAATAAACGGTCTTTCTCTCTGATTTGATACTGCCATTTGTTATCACCATAACCTGACTGAATAACTTTCATAGCGTAGTCGTAAATCTCACCAACCGTCATGGTTTTATTCTTCAGCAACTGTTGCAACACTGGCTCGTCAAAGCCTAGTCCATTGTACGACACCATAACGCCGTTCTGTCTACGAATGCCGCGTAAATATTCAAACATCTCATTACGTTGATCTTTACGTGAGGAAATCTCAAACAGTTTCATCTTACGTGTTTGCATGTCTGCGACACAACATAGGTAACAGTTCGGGTAGGTCTCGAGGTCATAAACAAACCAATTCATTACATCTCCTTAAAAATCTGATTCAAATACCTCACTTTCATCATAAGGAGGTTCTGGTTCTGCCGTATCTGGGTCGAATGGTGGAATAGGTATTTCATCCAAAACAACTGGTTGTTGTACGTATTCAGGATTCACTTGCCTACTCTGACTAAAGAAATCATCTCTATCATACACTTGTCGTGTAGCGCCGTCATAATACCATACACCTGCTTCACCTGTTGTTCCTCTGCGACACTTCGGCATTTCTACGTATGTGGAATTGCGTTCAATCTCACATGATTCCATCTTATCACGATTGATCACAATGTTAATGTGAGCTGACTGTACGAAAGATCCTGTCCCTAGTGCTTCGTACTCCGTTGTCTTACGCAGCTTACCTTCCTTATCTCGCTCAGGCTTCTTCGTGTGCAATACGTTGACAATACTAACACCTGACTTAACAAAGTTTCTTTCCCAAGCTAAAAACTTCTCTTGTTCATCTTGTGGTAAGAAACGAACTAAGTCTGTCAGAACGTCAATGATTACAATGTTACAATCGTATTGTTTCACACCACGCTCAATCAACTTCTTCAGCGATTCAATGTTGCCTTCGCGGTCATCAAGAATACGGAAGCGTTCGTTGTATTCATCGTCGTGGAATAAGTTTTCATTGAGCGCTTTCACATCATCGCGCTGTAAGTAGTTCCAAGCATCCATACCGTCATCAAACCAATCGAGGTTCTTCTGCATGTGCAATGATAATAAGTCTACAGCATATTCACCAGCGGTTGCTTCGAGAGAGATGATTAATGGTTTCATCCCTTCAGTGAATATCCAGTGATAAATCATGTTGTTTACGTGTGTAGACTTACCACACGATGTTGAACCTATGATGTTGACAATCCTACCGTTTGTGGAGAATGCTCGTTTCATCATCTTTTCCATTCGCCACATATACGACGGTAATGTGATTTTCTGTGCAGTCAACACTTCTTCCACATCAGCCATGATTTCATTGGATGACTTCAAACCCGCATCCACGTATGATTTAGCGTTGAAAAAGTCTTTGATAATCTGATCACCACTACCGTCTTCTAACAGCTTGTGTGGGTCTTTAGCTGACCAATACACAATCTTCACCTTCTCTGACGGTAGAATCTTCAGCATGTTCTCTGTAGCTTCTTTGCCCGCAGCATCGTTATCTAAACCAACATAGATTTCTTCGTAACGGTCTAAGAAATCGTAGTTGTTCTGACACTGACTGGCTGCACTACCTTCACCACACGTAGGACTAACTACATGGACACCGTACTTCTTCAGCAATCCGT